TATAATTTCATGCCGTTAGAACGGGTAAGTCAATCTTTTAAGGATATAAGCTCCTCATTTAAGGTAAATCCCTTGAATGAAGACCTTATTGCAATCAAAAATGAAACTGCTATTGCTCGTTCTATACGAAATTTGATCATGACGGTTCCTGGAGAACGATTTTTTAACCCTATTTTGGGTTCAGATGTTATGGGACTCCTTTTTGAGAGTATTGATGAGTTAACGGCAGAGGAAATTAGTGATCAAATCAAGATAACAGTGGAAAACTTTGAGCCACGGGTAGTATTAACCAATGTTGATGTTGTTCCAAATTATGACAATGGTGAATTCAACGTAACTTTAGAATATGATATTGTTGGAATTGATGTATTACCTCAACAATTACAATTTGCATTACAACCAACACGATAATGGCATTAGTAAATTACGCAGATCTAGATTTTGACCAGATAAAAACCTCAATTAAGGATTATCTGAGAGCAAACTCTAATTTTACCGATTATGACTTTGAAGGATCAAACCTTTCAGTCATTGTTGATACGTTAGCCTATAACACTTACATTACTTCATACAATACCAACATGGTAACGAATGAAGTATTCATTGATAGTGCAACATTAAGAGAAAATGTTGTTTCTCTTGCTCGTAATATTGGATATGTTCCTAGATCAAGAAAATCAGCAAGAGCAAAGGTATCTTTCTTTGTTGACACTAGTAATTTTACCAATGCACCAGCATCACTCATTTTAAAGGCAGGAGTGGTTGCTACAACTGATCCTTTTGGAGAGCAAAGTTATTCTTTTTCTATTCCATCAGATATTACTGTTCCTGTTATTAACAATATTGCAGAATTTGTTGATATTACAATATATGAAGGTACAAGAGTTACTCAAACCTTTACAGTTAGCTCTTTTACACCCAATCAACGATTTATTCTTGATAATGCTGGTATTGACACTAGTTTACTTACAGTAACTGTTAGTGCTAATGCTACTTCAAGTGCAGCAAACACATATACGTTTGCTGATAGTCTTTTTGACCTCACTCCCACTTCTAGAGTGTTCTTTATTCAAGAAGTTGAAAATGAAGAGTATGAATTGATTTTTGGAGACGGTATTTTTGGTAAAAAACTTGAAGAACCCGAATTTATTGCCGCCAATTACGTTGTTTGTAATGGTAGTGCTGCAAATAATCTTTCTTCCTTCCAATTTAGTGGAATTTTGCAAGATGATTCGGATAGAGCAGTAGAAACCGGAATTTCACTAATTTCAGTTACTGATTCTTCACATTCTGGCGAAAGTATTGAAAGTGTAGAGTCAATTAAGAAATATGGAACCCAAGTTTATGCTTCTCGGAACAGAGCAGTCACTTCATCTGACTATGAAGCACTAATTCCGACAATTTATCCCGAAACGGAGTCAGTTTCTGCTTATGGCGGAGAAACTCTTACTCCACCTCGATTTGGAAAAGTTTATGTTAGCATAAAACCTTATAATGACCGCTATTTGTCAAATTTGATCAAAGATAACATAAAAAGGGAGTTACAAAAATATACTGTTGCTGGAATTGTTCCAGAAATAGTGGATTTGAAATATTTGTACATTGAAACCGCTTCAAATGTCTATTATAACCCAAATTTAGCACCTTCTGCTAATTCGGCGAAAAATGCCATTTTTTCAAGTATTAACACATATGCTGATTCCACAGAATTGAATAAATTTGGTGCAAGATTCAAATATAGTCAATTTTTGAATATAATTGACCAAAGTAATCAATCTGTCACTTCTAACATCACTACAGTGGTTATGAGAAGAGATTTGAGAGCAATATTAAATAGTTTTGCTGAATATGAAATATGTTATGGTAATAGATTCCATATTGCCCATCAATCTGGATACAATATCAAATCTTCCGGATTTACGGTTAGTGGAATCGCAGGAACGGTATATCTAGCGGATATACCTATTAGTTGCCATATGGGAACTCTTAATTTCTTTAGATTGGATTCTCCCACTCAACCACAAATTATTAGAAGAAATATTGGATCTATTGACTATAAAAAAGGTGAAATTAAATTAAATCCCGTTAATATTATAGGAACCACTATTAATAGAGGAACTCCACTTATTGAGATTGAAGCTATTCCATATTCGAATGATGTTATTGGATTACAGGATCTTTATTTGCAACTAGATACTAGTAAGGTAAGTATTAATATGTGGCCTGATGAAATTGCATCTGGAGCAGAAATTTCAGGAAGTACCCTTCAAGTATCGTCAAGTTATTCAAACGGAGTCTTTGTAAGATAAGATATGGAAACTAGAGTTAAAATTCAATCGATAGTTGAGAATCAACTACCAGATTTTATTGCAGAGGAGAATCCACTTCTTGTAGACTTTTTAAAACAATATTATATTTCACAGGAATACCCTAGTGGAGCTACTGATCTCGTCCAAAATCTTGACAAATATATTAAACTTGATGAAATTTTTAAGAATGTTAATACATGTATATTAAGTGATGACTTATCATATAGTGATACTACTATTACGGTAAGTACAAGTACTGATAAAGACGGTAATATTCTAACAGGTACAAGAGGATTCCCTGATAGGTATGGAATCCTTAAGATTGATAATGAAATAATTACCTACACTAGTAAGACAGATACGACCTTTGAGGGGTGTGTAAGGGGGTTCAGTGGCGTTACTCAATACTCTAAGGTAAATTCCCCAGAAGAACTCGTATTCTCTTCTTCTGTGGCAGCACAGCACCCTGTGGAGACGTATGAGGGATATGCTATAGGTCCTCTTGTTTATAATTTAAGTGGATTATTTTTCACTGAATTTCTCAATAAGTTAAAGCAACAATTTATTCCAGGATTTGCTGAGAGAAGTTTAACATCTGATTTAAATGAGAATCTTTTTATTAAACAATCTAAAGATTTTTATTCTTCAAAGGGTGCTGATCCATCATTTGAAATTTTATTTGGTGCATTATTTGGTGAAGAAGTTTCGGTTATTAAACCAAGAGATTTTTTATTCAGACCATCGGATGCTGGGTGGAGAAGAACTAGAGATTTAGTTGTTGAAGGCATTCAGGGAGATCCTACAAAACTTTTAAATAATACCTTATATCAAGATGCTAATGAAAAATATGGCATTACCGAAGCGTATGGATCTGTTACAGATGTAGAAAAAATTGCTATAGGTAATACAGAATACTATAAGTTAAGTTTTGATGCTGATTATAATAAAGATGTAACTCTGCAGGGCACTCTCTATGGAGATTTTTCCGTTCATCCAAAAACATTAGTAATAACTCCTGTTTCTTCCGGATCTACCACTATTGATGTTGATTCTACTGTTGGGTTTGCACAATCTGGAGAGATTGCTTTTAAATATGATAATGGAATATCTGGAATAGCATCTTACTCTTCCAAATCTATTACTCAGTTTTTTGGTATAGCAAGTACTACTATTGTTTCTGGAATTGGAACAGCAGCAGAAATTAGATTAGATGCTAATGCATATGGTTATGCTGGAATAACTACCGATGAAGTAGTTAAAGTTAGAATTGGATCTGTCTTGGAAGAGGTTGTACTTCCAGAAACTCATTTATATTCTAAGAATGATACTGGTAGGATTAAGAGTTTAGGAATTTCTTCTGCTACTACTAGAAGAGAGAATTGGATTGGTAATGTTGCTAATACCTATAATCTTAGTGATTTTAGTTTAACTAATAGTTCAAATTATACTTATGAAGTAACATCTTATGATATTCATAATTTTAAAGCTGGAGATAGAGGACTTGTTAAGAGAAGTGATGGAGTAAACAGAGATTGTGATATTGTTTCGGTATCTGGATCTAAGATCTTTACTATTAGAGGACAGGGTGAATTATTATCTAATTACACTTATGAAGTTCAAAGAAAATTAACAAAAGTAGATTCTACCAGGTATCCTTATCTGAATAGAAATAACGCAAATATTCAAAATACCTACACTAACTTTAATAATCAAATTTTAGTTGGATCCCCATCCCTTCCTTTTTATCGGGATACCTATATTAACCCCTATAGTAGAAAAATTACTTTAAGTGGTGAGTATAGTGGAACTGAGATTGATGTACTTGCTAATGATCCAAATGCTCCATTAGATCATGGTTTTTATACTGGTGATAGAATCTATTATCAACCATATGTGAAAGAAGAGACTATTGTTGATAGTGATGGTTTTGCTGGGATTCAAACTTCAATGAGTAAGTTCCCAGAACTTCAAGAAGGACTTTATTTTGTTAAAAGAATTGATGCGTCTAAATTAAGTTTTGCAAAAAGTAGATCTAATATTAATAGTGGCAATTATATCTCTATTTCTGGAATTGTAACTTCTAATGTTATTGAAGATTATGATTTTGCTAGACAAGAGATAGAAGCACAAAATCTTTTCAGAGAAGTAAAAGATCCTCAAAATAAGAGCGGTAATTATATAACTGAACCTGGAAGAACAGGTATTTTAATTAATGGAGTTGAGGTTTTAAATTACAAATCATCAGATACTGTATTCTATGGAGGTATTGAAAGTATTGAAGTAGAATCTCCTGGATCTGGATATGATGTAGTAACTCCACCTAGTTTAGATATTATAGATTCTGTTGGTAGTGGTGCAACTGGTATATGTGCAGTAAAAGGATCTTTTCAAAGAATTGAAATTATTGATGGTGGATTTGATTATGTAAGTGATCCATTTATTACTATTACTGGAGGAAATGGTAAGGATGCATCGGCAGCAGTCAATATGAGATCTGTATCTCATAGTGTTTCTCTTGATGCAACTAACCAAGGATCTAGTGGTAATGTCTTTATTCAAGCAGGAAGTGCTACTACTAGTTTAATTGGATTTTCCACTTATCATAAGTTTAGAGATTATGAAGAAGTTGTATATAATCCCGGTAAGCAAACTGCTTTAACTGGTTTAACTACAGGATCACTTTATCATGTCGGTGTAGTAGATGCTCAAACAGTTAAGATTTATCCCAAACAAAAGGATGCTATAAGTGGAATAAACACTGTTTTCATTAGTGGTTATGGAGTCGGACGACAAGAAATTAATTCTACTTCAAAGAAAAATATAATTTCCGATATTGTTGTTAATAATAGTGGTGAAGGATATGCAAATAAAAAGAGAAGTACTCAAACTACTGGTGTCAGTACCTCACTTAATGTTATTAATATAGATTCTCACGGATATGAGACAGGCGAGACTGTTACTTATGCTACAACAGGAACTGTTATTGATGGTCTTAATACTTCCTTAGAATATTTGGTTAAAAAGGAAAATACTAATTCCTTTAAACTTGCTCCTGTTGGATTAGGAACTACCTCTAAAACACAGTATCTTGATAGTGAACAGTATGTTCAGTTAAGTTCGATTGGTAGTGGGATACATTCTTTTAATTATCCTGCAATTTCTGTTGTTATCACAGGAAATACTGGAGTTTCTACATTATCTAATCAAGATTTCTCTGCACAAGTTCAACCCATTGTTAGAGGAGAGATTGAGTCTGTTTATTTAACTAACGCTGGAAGTTCTTACGGGTCAGATACTATTGTTAATTGGGATAGACAACCTGAATTCTTCTTTAGAAGTGGAGGTGAAGTTAATGGTCAAGGATTAAATGCTGAAGTGATGGTCGTAGTTAGTAATGGGAAAATTCAAGAAGTATTAGTTACACGAAACGGAACAGGATATAATGCTCCTCCTGATCTTGTAATTAATGGAAGTGGAAATTATGCCACACTTACTCCTGTTGTTGAAGGTGGACAACTAAAAGAAGTAAAGGTAATAAGTGGCGGCATTGGATACGATGATACCACTACTATTACTATAAAACCTGCTGGATCTACTTGTGAACTTAAAGGACATCTTCAGAAGTGGACAGTTAATCTATTCCGTAAATTATTAGATACTATAAGTGCAGATGATGGAATTATTGCTCGTTCGGAGAGAGAAGATTTTGGATTACAATATTGCCACATGTATGCTCCTAGGGAACTTAGGAAATCTGTATTTGTAAGAAATGATGGTGGAGTAATACAATATGGTGTTGGTGATTTAAGGATGGCGCAACAGAAGGAACAAACTTCTTCTTGGCATTCACCACTTCTAGGATGGGCTTATGATGGAAATCCCATTTATGGTCCTTATGGATACACTACTCCTGAGGGTGGAGTTGCTAGAGCACTGAAAACTGGGTATGAATTGATTTCCCACTCTAATAGACCATCTCTTACTATTTTCCCACAAGGATTTTTCAATGAAGATTATGGATTTAAGAATAGTGGAGATCTGGACGAACATAATGGTAGATTTGGAATAACACCCGAATATCCTAATGGAGTTTATGCATACTTTACTACTATTGAAGGTGGGCAAACGGATACTTCTGGATCTTTTGATGGATATTATAGACCAGAGTTTCCTTATGTTATTGGAACTAGTTTTTACTCAGAACCCATTACATCAGATTGGAGTAATGATTTAAATCAAGAAGAATTTAATTTAAATGATTCAGAATGGTTTAGAAACACTTTAGGTTATCAATTTAAATCTTCTAACAGTGATTATGAATTTGTTTTTGATCCTGATAATGTTAGAAATCAAACAGTAAATATTGACAGTGCTTCTACTGGCCAGGTTGATTCTATTGGCATCTTAACTGGGGGTAATAATTATAATGTTGGGGATAGAGTCTTATTTGACAATTCTCTAACAGGTGGAAATAATGCTTCTGCTAGAGTTAAGAGTCTTTACAGTCCTGGTATTTCTTCAGTAAGTATTGCAACTACTTCATATTCTAGTGTTGAATTTGCTACTATAGATGGTCGAGGAAGTGTGGTTGGATTTACCACTGCTCCTCATGGATTAGAGAATGGCGAATTAATCACTGTTTCTGGTTTAAGCACTTATTTTGCGCATTTAGAAGATGATTACACTATAGGTATTAGGACAGATAATTTTGTAACTACTTTAGGTATTGGAAGTACTAATGTAACAGGATTAACCACTTATTTCTACACTACTGGATTCCTTGATTTCCCATTTATTAGGGAGAATGATATTCTTGGAATAGGTAATACTGAGAAAGTTAAAGTTCTTAATATAGACAAAGTTGGTGGAAGAATTAGAGTTAGAAGAGCAGTTGATGGTACTGTAGGATTTGCGTATAGCTCATCTACTATTCTTAGAGAAAATCCACGTAAATTTACTATTAATACTGGATTTAAAACAGATTATAGTTATAGCGCAAATAAAGAGATTTATTTTAATCCCAATGAATCGGTAGGTGTGGGAACATCAGCAATTGCAGGTGTTGGATCTACTGCAGTATTCTCCATGCCTGGTTTGGGAGTAACACAAGTATTTGTTCCTTATAGTCAGATTTATATTCCTAATCATGGATTGAAGACTGGTGAGAAGGTTACTTATTCAAATCATGGTGGAACTGGAATTCAATGTTGGCAACCTATAACTGGTATTACATCTGGAACTACATTTGAATTGCCAGAAGGTCAAGACTTATACATTGCTAATGTTGCAAGAGATTTTATTGGAGTTGCGACTGTTAGAGTAGGTTTAGGAACTACAGGAACTTTTGTTGGGGTTGGTTCAACTACTACCCAACGGTTACCTTATTTCCAGAATTTTGGTATAGGAAACTATCATAGTTTTACTACAAAGAGAACTGCTATAAGTGGTGAAATTGGACAGAATATTGTTACTGTTTCTACTGCTTCTACACATGGATTATCCTTGGGTGATGAAATTCAAGTTACAAATCTTGGAAAGGATACCCAAACTATAACAGTAAAATATGATGATGATAATAGAAGAGCCGTATATAACTCTACCACTTGGGCTGCATCGGATATAGACACTGCTGCTGATACTATTACTATTACTAATCATGGATTGAAGACTGGTGATAAGATTCTTTATAAAGCTTCTTCTCCTTCTGGTGGATTAACTAATGAAGAACTTTACTATGTTCTTTATTATACAAAAGATAAGATTAGGTTATGTAAAACTAGATATGATTTAAATTTAAATATTCCCAATTATATTGATATTACTAGTGCTACAATTGGAACTCTATGTGAGATTAATCCTCAGATTGATGTTTATAGAAATAAGATTGTTACATTTGATTTATCTGATTCTACCTTATCATCAAAGGTTGGAGTAACTTCCTATTCAGCATTTACCTTTAATTTCTATAAGGATCCTGAATTCAAATATAAGTTTGAATCTACCGGAGTTACTAATAAGTTTGAAGTTGTTAAGACTGGTGAGATTGGATTAGAAAGTGATGCCACTGTTAAGTTATTCTTAAATGATGATATTCCTGAAAATCTTTATTATAATCTAGAACCTATTAATGAAGATTATATTGCGGATATTAAAAAGGAGATTGTTGTTGATACTGATGTAATTAATAATAATCAGGTTAATCTGGTTGATAGTCAGTATGCAGGAACTCAGAAAGTAGTTGGATTAGGAACTACCACCTTTAAGTATAATATAAGAAAATATCCTGAAGCAGATTCTTATACATCAGCCACTGCAAATTCTTACTACACTACTAGGTCTTCAACTGCTTATGGTGCTATTGCTAAAATTGAAGTTGTTAATGGTGGTACAAAGTATGAATTTAATCCAGGTATTAATACAATTTCCTCTGCGTATGGAAAAGGAGCAATTTTAGAAGTTCAAAGTACTTCTATTGGTAAAATTCAAAAGGATACGATTGACAATATTGGATTTGATTATCCTACTGACTTTACTTTGAAGCCTTCTCTCAACCTTCCAGAAATTCTTACAATTGAACCTCTTACATCGTTCAAGAGTATTGGTATTTCATCTGGTGGTAAGAATTACTTGACTGATCCTGGTTTAGTTGTTTTGGATGGATATACTGGTGAGGTAATTGATGATGTTATTTTAGAATATAATGTTGGATCTACTCAGGTAAGGATAGTACAGAATACTTATGGGATGAATAATATTCTCCCAACTATTATACCTATTCACAATTCCAATGGAATTGGAATTAATACCATTACCTATAATAGCACCACTAAACTAGTAACTGTAGGGATTAATACTGGATTTAGTGATTTATTCCCTGTTGCTGTAGGAGATGACGTTCTTATTGAGAATACCAGTGTTGGTGTTGGAAGTACATCGTTAGGATATAATTCTTCTTCTTATAACTATAAGCTTTTCCCTGTTACTGAAGTAAATTCTGCTTTAGGTGGTAACACAGGTTCTATAGTTTATGATATGAGCTCTGTTTTGGAGGGTGACCAATATCCAGGTTATTTTGATCCTATTACTTCTTTTGGTAGAATAATTCCTAAAAAGCAATTCCCAATTTTTGATATAAAATTAAAAATCAATGACTTTAAGGATGGAGAAATTGTTACTACTGGTGATGATAGTGGAATTGTAGAAAGTTGGAATAATAAGATAGAAACACTTAAAGTTGCTACTGATAGCGATCTTTTGGTTGGATCTATTCTTACGGGTGAAACTTCTAACACTAAGGGTCGTATTAAGAGTAAAGTTGATTTTGATTCTTATATTAAATTAGGACCCTATTCTCAGGTTAACAAGGGATGGACATATGATACTGGTGTTCTGAATAATAATGTTCAAAGATTGCCCGATAACGATTATTATCAATACTTCTCTTACTCTTTAAAATCTAAAGTTGCTTATCAAGATTGGAATGATGCTGTTAGTTCACTAAACCATACTTCTGGATTCTTAAAATTCTCAGATCTGATTGTTGAAACTCAAGCAGAAAATACAGGTGGAGTTTTTGGTCTCGATAGTGATGCTGAAATTGTTGCAGATTTAACAGGAGAAGGACATCTTCATTGTGTTTATACTTTCGATTTAGCATCTGAAGAAGCAGTTAAAATTGGAACAGCATTAGTCTCTAATCAAATCATATTTGAAAATAGAGTATTGACTGATTATTCAGAATCTGTTGGAAATAGGGTTCTTACTATTGATGATTTTAGTGGAGAATTTAATCACAAACCAAGATCAACAAGATATGCTGTTATTAATAGTGATAAATTAACTGCATATAGAAGTAGAAAATATTTTACTTATGTAAGAGATAAGAGATATACTAAGGAAAGACAGATTCTTCTTGTATCACTTCTTCATGATGGAACCAATGGCTTTATCAATCAATATGCGAGAATAGAAACTCATCCTGATTTAGGATCTTTTGATTGGAATGTCAGTGGAGAGGAAGGAAGACTTCAATTCTATCCTATTAAGTATGAAGACAATAATTATGATGTTACTTATATTTCACATGATCTTTTGAGTAATAATAGTGGAATAGGTAGCACTGCTCTTGGAAGTGTTGCTCATATTAATTCCCACTATAAACAAATGGCTAGTGGAACTAGCACTGCAACCACTATTGTGGGAATTGCATCCACCTATCGTTCTGCTAAGGTTATTGTTGAGATTGGAGCAAATGATGGTTCATACTATGAATTTGATGAACTTAATTTGATTCATGATGGATCAACCGTTGATCTGACTGAATACGGTCAATTATCAGATAATAATCTCAGTCCCTATGGTGTTGGTGGATTAGGAACTTATTATCCTTATATTGAGGGTTCGAGATTAAAAATTGACTTTACTCCTGATTCTGCACTTGGTGTAGGTCATAGCGTAAGTGCAATGTCTATTTCTATTGCAAGTAGCACATCTACTGCAACTGGAGTAGGAACTGCTCAAGAGATGAGTACTGGTCTTTTAGATTCTTGGTACACATCTATTGCTGCTTCAGGAACTCCTGGTATAAACACTATTGCTGAGTACCATGGTGATTCTCATGCTGCCTACTATGTTGTTCAATTAGAGGATACTACTAATAAGCGTTATGAGATGTGTGAGGTTGTTGCTTGTGATGACGATGATTACAATGCTTTCACCGAATATGGTAATGTTCAATTACATACTACTGGATTAGGAACTATTGGTGCTAATAATGATGGTTCCGGTAGAAATCATTTAACCTTTATTCCAAATCATAATATTAAGGTTCAAGTAAGAGTATTCCAGAATGTTTTAAGTCTGCAGAAGGATGATATGGTTTCATCTCTTGATTTTGAATCTGCTAAGATTACTTCCAGTTATGCAGAGTATAGAGGAACTCATACGGATATTAAGAGAACCTTTGGATTACTTCATAATGAGTTGCCAATATTCCAAAGATATGTCGATGCAAGTGATACATCTTTGGTTAGTGTTTCTGCGGATACAATTACCATTCCAGATCATTACTTTGTGACTGGTGAAGAACTTACTTATTCATGGGCAGGTATAGGGTCTACTCAAGCAATTAGTATTGCTTCTACTAGTGGTCCTGGTTTTGGAGCGACTACTAAAGTACCACCAACTGTATATGCAGTTAAGGTTAATGACAGCACGATTAAATTGGCAGCAAGTCCTGAGAAAGCACTTCTCCAGAATCCTGTAGTGTTGGATATTAGTGCTGTTGGTATTGGAACTTCACACTCCTTTACATCAACTAATCAGAATGCTAAGGCACTTATTGCAATTGATAATTGGTTCCAATCTCCCATTGTCGGTGGAGCAATAACTACCACTCTGGATAAAGATATAACACTAGTAGATGAGAGAATTGAATTTACTGGAATAACTTCGTTCTTTAGTGGGGATCTAGTTCAAATCAATAGTGAGATTATGAAGATCAACACTGTTGGTCTTGGTAGCACTAATATTATTCTTGTGGATAGACCATGGATGGGTACTGGACTTTCTACCCATAGTTCTGGTGATTTGGTTCAGATAATTGAGGGTAATTATAATATTCGTGAGAATAAGATTCATTTTGTTGAAGCACCTTATGGATTAGAACCAATCTCATCAGATACTAATGCACCTGATGATAGAGATTGGGTAGGGATTGCTACACATTCTACTTTCCAAGGTAGAACCTTTATGAGGAGTGGAAAGACAGGAACAATTGCAGAGACATATACTAATAATATGATCCTGGATGACATTTCAAATGAATTTACAGGAATTGCTAAGACATTCGCTTTAACTAAGAATGGTGGAACGAGTGCTACTGGATTCTCTACCAGCAATGGTATAATTTTAATCAATGGTGTTTTCCAAGGTCCTGAGGGAACTCAACCTCGCGAAGAAGATTATGACATGAAGGAAAGTGCTGGTATTTCTAGTATCTTCTTCACAGGAACAGCAAGTTCTGTTACTTACGATGTTAACAATGCAAATATTCCTGTAGGTGGAATTATTGTTTCTGTCGGGTCTACTGAAGGATTCGGATTGCAACCATTAGTCGCTGCTGGAGGAACAGCAGTTGTATCTACAGCAGGAACCATTCAATCTATTGGTATTGGTACTAGCGGTAGTGGATATAGACTTAATATTCAACCAACAGTTAATGTAGCAATTCAAACCTCAAGTTTGTATGCTGCTAATTATACCGGAGTTGGTACAGGACAGATTGTAAATGGTGGTATCACAGGAATTGCAATTACTAATCCTGCGGTATTCTATAGACCAAAAGATATTTCTAATGTCGGATATAGTTCAATTACTGGATTGACTACAGTTACAACACATCTTCCTCATGGATTGCAGAGAGGAGAAAATATCAAACTTTCTGGTATTGCACTTACATGTGATTATGCTGGTCCTATTGGAATCTATACAGCGGACTATACAAGTAGTACTGGTGTTATGACGGTCACTACCAGCACTGCTCATGGATTCAATGCTACTAATAAATCAAGTGTTGTAATATTCACTGGATTGGGAATGACATGTGCTATTGATGCTGGTGTATCTACACATTATTATCCTAGAGGTGCTGATTATGCATATAATAATTCACTTGCTATTACAAATGATGGAACCGCTTATACGGTAAGTAATGCGACATATGCCCCTACTACGGGAGTATTAACTTTAACAGTTACTAGTCATGGATTCTCTAATGGAGATTTGATTAGACTTGCTGGCGAATCATTGATCTTTACTTGTGCTAAAGATAGTCATGCTACTCAACATTCTTATCCAAGACCCACTGATCCTGTAAATAACAGATGGTTAGAAGTATCTAATAAAACAACTAATACATTTACTGTTAATGTAACTCCATCATCCAATACTTCTGCTCATACTTTTGTTTCTGCTTCTGATGATGGATTAATAAAGCATAATGGAACTGTTACAGTTAATGTGGGTGTTGCTGGTCCCGGAGATCAATATGCACATACCTTTAAACGTGCATCTTCTAATGCTATAGTTTCTGGTGGTAATTATCAACATAACTTTGTTAGCGCGGGAACTAGTTGCCTGATTGTTGGTGGCAACTACTCTCATAGCTTTGTGAGTGTAGGAGTCGGTTCTATTACTGTAACAGGTATTGGTTCGGTTGTACCTACAAATGTTACTTATGCTCCGACCACTGGTGCTATGGTCTTAACAGTGGGTAGTGGACATACTTACACTACCAGTGACACTGTTGGATTTGATACTGGTAGCATAGTATTAACTTGCTCAATGGATGCAGGTATTACAAGTCATGCTTATCCTCGTCCCACAGACCCTGTAACGGGTGTTAACACCTCTATTACAGCTGTTAGTGATAATACAATCACTGTTAACGTTGGAACCTCTGGAAGCGTCTTCTATACGCCATCTACAGCGACTTATAATGGATCCACTGGTGATATGGTACTCACAATCGGATCTCATACTTTAGCAGGATCTTCAACTGAGACTATAACAGACGCACAGTATGATCCAAATACTGGTATTATGACTTGTTATGTAGGAACAGCGAAGTCCTTTACTACGGGCGATAGAATTAAATTTGCAACTAATTCTTTAACCTTTAGTTGTGCAAAAGATAGTTATGGATCTAATCATACTTATCCAAGATCTAGTGATTATGTAAGTAATAAATGGTTACCAATTACTGGGGTTACAACCAACACATTTGAGGTTAATGTATTAGAGGAGGGGATAGGAAGACCATCCGCATATACAGGAATTCATTCCTTTGTATCTGCAACTTCAAATGGACTGTCGAAGGCAGGAGAATCTGTCAGGATGTTAGATAATGGAATCACATTTAGATGTGGAATGGATAATTATCAAACACTTCATAGTTATCCACGTCCTAGTGATCCTTATTCTAATACTTCAATTTCTATTGGGGCAACTACTGCTACTACAATTACTCTTAATGTTGGAATATCTACTTTAGTATATCATAGTGTTTCTGCTGCAACTTATGACCCCTCAGAAGGGGATCTTGTTTTAACTCTTACGGGAGCAGGCAGTACCGTTCATAGTATGATTAAAGGTACGAATGTTGCCATTGCTACAGAATCTCTTACCTTTACATGTGCTAGAGATGCACATGCTACTGAGCATAGTTATCCAAGGAAGCCTGACCCAACATATGCGGGAGTTCCTATTAATAGTGTAGGAACTACAACTACCTTTACTGTTAATGTTGGAATATCTACTGTTCCTACATTCTATCAGGGTGGAGGAAAAGTTCAAGCAGCAATTATTGCTCCTAGGGCGAAGAACTTCTCTACTTCCGGTCAAGATCCTGCTGAGAGTGGATCTACAATTACTAATATTATTGATAATAAGAAATTTGAGGTGCTGACGGGTGTATCGACCAGAACTCACTTCTATGCTAGAGGCGGAAAGGTTGATAAAGAATTGAAAGTTAAATTTGATGATCCTAAATCTTATGAGAATTTGGATTTGATTTATAGTTCTAAGTCAACTCAAGGAATAGGAACTCATGCTAAGGTTGATGTAGTAGTAGGGCAAGGATCAAGTGTAATTAATTTCTCAATTAAAAATACTGGATATGGATATGGACAAGGTGAAATATTAACAGTTCATACCGGAGGAACCGCAGGAATTCCTACAGATCCTTCTATGACTTATAAGGAATTCCAGCTCACTCTGCAAGATACCTTTAGTGATTCATTTGCAGGATGGACTATTGGGGATTTAGAAGTATTAGATCATTTTGATGATTTATGTGATGGAAATAATAAGTCTTTCCCAATTAAACTTGATGGCACTTACCTTACAATTAGAGCTGCTAAAGGATCATCAATTGATGTTCAATCAGTTCTATTAGTATTCATTAATGATATTCTTCAAGTCCCAGGGCAAGCATATACCTTCAGTGGGGGAAGCACTCTTAAATTCAGTGAAGCACCTAAGAAGGGAGATTCTACCAAGGTTCTTTACTATAAAGGAACTGGAGATATTGATGTTGTCTTCCGGGATGTACTTGAAACTGTAAAAGTAGGTGATGAACTTACCTTAATGAATGAACCTAGAGATCCATATAATCAAGGATATGGATTGCTTCAGGACGAAAGAGTTGTTACTGGAATCAATACTACTGATTCTGTTAATACTAATCCTTATGGTGGACCAGGAATTACTACTGATGATACATTAGTAAGACCAATTAAATGGTGTAAGCAAACTAAGGATAAGTTTATTGATGGAATTAGAATTGGAAAAGATAGAGTTCATTATGAACCACTTGTCCAACCTACTGCTTTCTTAATTCAAAGTGTTGGTGTAGCATCAACATGTGCTTGGGTTCAAAATGCAAAACCATTCTTTGATCCTATTAATGAAAATAATACTGATTTAAACACATATACAGTAGAGATTGTATCTCAAGATAGTAAAGTTTCTGCTTCTGCAACTGCTAATGTTTCTACTGCAGGAACAATTACTTCACTTAGTATAACTGGAGGAGGATACGGTTATGCATCTGCTCCTACGGTTACTATTGGTTCTCCTGTTGGACTTGGAACAACTCCTGGAGAGTGTCAAGCATATGCATCGGCAACTATCAGTAGCGGTGTTGTAAATGCTATAACTATTGGATCTACTCCAGGGTCTGGATATACATCTACAAATCCACCTCAAGTTCTTATTGGGGATCCTATTCCTGTAAGAGGAAAGGCAACTACCGTAACATATCAAGGTGATTTCGGAATTATCACGGGTGTTCATACAACTACGGTGGGTGTTGCATCAACTGGATTGGTATTTGATTTGTTTATTCCACCTGATTCAGAACTAAGAGATTCTAATATTGTTGGAGTTACTACTGTTAGTGGAATTGCTACTGGATATTACTTCACGGTCAGCAATTCAACTGTGGGTAATGGAGTAACTTCTCTCTATCAAGATAGTAGCACTATAGGAATAGGTTCAACCTTTATAGATAATGTATATGAAGTTGCAGCTGTCTCTATTGGGGTAACTGCAGCAGAGTCTAAGACTGGTGCTGGTTTAACTGCAGTTGCTAAAGTAACTGTTAGTGTTAAGGACTGGAATTCTATAAGTGGTCTTGGATATAGTGGTTATTATGGAAACTTCTCTTGGGGTAAAGTTCTCTTTGGAAATAGGGCTGATGCTCAAGCATATAATGCTTACACTACCGATGGAGTGACTGGAATTATAACAGGAGGAATAGTCAGAAGGCTATATCCTCTTAAATGGAAAAACTATAGCTAATTCCCTGCTAAATAAGTAAAAAACTATTGTCCAATGGCTGCAATTATAACTGATCAACTTCGTATATTAAATGCTAAGAATTTTGTGGCAGGAGTTGCTTCAACAGCCAACTCTTACTACTCCTTTGTTGGGTTACCAAATCCAACAGATTATGATGCAGATTGGGAAACTACCCCACCTTCTCCTATTGATAATTTTAATCAAGAGGATAATTATTGGGATACAATGGTTGCATTGAAAAAGATTAGTAAATCTGATGTCAGACAAGTTGTTAGAAAAACTAGTTGGACTTCAGGTATTACATATGACATGTATCGGAATAATATTAGTGCAACTGATGTAGCTAAACCTTCTGATTCTGTAACCTTATATGATGCAAATTATTATATACTGAATAGTGATTATAGAGTTTATATTTGTCTTCAAAATGGAACTTCCCCTGATAATCCTTCTGGGAGACCATCGCTGGATGAACCCACGTTTACTGATTTAGAACCACGGGCAGCGGGAACGAGTGGTGATGGTTATATTTGGAAATATCTCTATACTATTAGTCCTAGTGATATTGTTAAATTTGATTCTACAAATTATCTACCAGTTCCTCAAGATTGGTCAACCAATACCACTGATGCTGCTGTTAGAAATAATGCCTCAAGTAGTGGACAATTAAAGATTGTAACTATTGGCGATAGAGGTGTGGGAGTAGGAACTGCTAATAAGGTTTATACTCAAGTTCCCATCAAAGGTGATGGAGCTGGTGCAGAAGCAACAGTAACTACTAATAATGATGCTAAAATTTCAAATGTAACAATCTCTAACGGTGGATCTGGATATACCTTCGGTACTTTAGATCTTGCTGCTAAGGGAATTACAGGAACTACTTCTCCTGTGTTTAATGTTATTATTCCTCCTCAAGGAGGACATGGTGCTGATATCTATAGAGAATTGGGTGCTTATAATGTTCTTTTATATTCTAGAATTGAAAATGATACAGATAATCCCGATTTTGTAACTGGAAATCAAATAGCAAGAGTTGGGGTTGTAGAAAGTCCTAAAGCGTATTCATCTACTGCAAACTTAGAATCCGATAAAGCAAGTGCGGTTTATGCACTTAAATTAGCTGGAGCTGGTTATAGTGGAGTTACATATAATCCAGATGTTCAGATTACTCAAACAATTGGTATAGGATCAACTGCTTTTGGTAGAGTAGTTTCTTATGATCAAAATACGGGTGTGTTGAAGTATTGGCAGGATAAATTCCATTGTGGATTTAATACTGATGGAACTAAAAATACATCTCCTACTTATGGATTTACAATGGAGAGATTTACTGCTGATATAGGCAGTGGGGGATCTTTTAATATTATTGGTGGTAGTGCAACACTAGCAATTCAAACTTCTTTTGGTAGTGCTGCTAATCCGGGTATTAATACGGTAATAAATAGTCGTACATATAACTTAGGACAATCTTTTATAAAGGGCGTATCTCAACCAGAGGTGAAAAAATATTCCGGTAATATCATCTATGTTGATAACAGACCGTCGATTACTAGATCTACCAATCAAAAAGAAGATATCAAAGTTATTTTGCAATTCTAAGGAATTATGTCTCAGGAAACCAATCTTAACGTAGCTCCCTATTTTGATGACTTCAATGAACCTGAAATAGGCGGGAAAGCTAAAGACTACTATAAAGTTCTTTTTAAACCTGGTTTTCCAGTTCAAGCGAGAGAGCTAACAACTTTGCAGTCTATGCTGCAAAATCAAGTGGAGCAATTTGGCAACCATTTCTTTAAGGAAGGTGCTAAAATAATTCCTGGTGATTTGACGTATATTGATAAATTTTATGCTGTAGAGGTTGAAGATAATTTTCTTGGAATTCCTGTATCTTTATATCAGGATGATTTAGTAGGTGTTTCCATTAGAGGAGAAACTAGTGGTGTAACTGCGAAGATTGAAAAAGTAATTTCAGCAACTGAATCTGATAGAGGTCATATTACTCTTTATGTAAGTTATGGAGAATCTGGGAATAATAATTCAGCAAGAGATTTCAGTGATGGAGAGAATCTGATTACAGATTCCAATATTACTTTTGGAAGTAGTTTTATTACTGCTGGAGAAGGATTTTCAAGAACTATAGCAGTGAATGCTTGTTCTATTGGATCTGCATTCCGTATTAGTGAAGGTGTATATTTCTTAAGAGGATATTTAGTTAATGTTGATTCAGAGATTCTTATTCTTGATCAATATGATAATAGTCCTAGTTATAGGATTGGATTAGATGTTATTGAAGAAATTGTAAATGCTGACCAAGATCCTTATTTAAATGATAATGCTCAAGGATTTAATAACTTTGCTGCTCCTGGTGGAGATAGATTAAAGATTACTGCTTCTTTAGCAAAGAAAGATTTAGATGTTTTTGATGTTCCTAATTTTGTTGAATTAGCGAATGTAAAAAATGGTGTTTTAAGAAAGATAAACAATAAGACAGAATATAATCTTTTGGCAAATGAGTTTGCTAGGAGAACTTTTGATGAATCTGGAAGTTATTATGTTAAATCATATGATGTTTTTGCCAAGGAAAGCCTTAATAATGGAATAGGAAATAATGGTCTTTATAAGGAAAATCAATTAACAGATTCTGGTCAAAAACCATCTGAAGATTTGATGGTTTATAAAGTTGGTCCAGGAAAGGCATATGTAAGGGGATTTGAAGTTGAATCTATTGCACCTACTCTTTTAGATGTTAAAAAACCTAGAACTACTAATTTACTTGAGAATCAAGCAGTTAATTTTACTTTTGGATCTACTTTAAGACTTGATAGAGCATCTGGATCACCTAAAATTGGTCTGAGTACTTCTGAAACTCTCAGTTTAAGAAGAGATAGAGTTGGTTTAAGTTCATTAACTCCTGCAGGTAAGGAAATTGGAATTGCAAGAGTTTATGATTATGCTTTAGAATCTGGTGGTTATGAAACTAGTAATTATAATTTAAATAGATGGGATCTCTCTGTATATGATGTACAGACTTATGGGGATTTGCAGATAAATCAAGCAGTTACTTTAAGTGTTCCAACACATGTTAAAGGTGATTCTAGTGGAGCAACTGCATTCCTTAAGAATGCTGTAAGTGCTGGAACTGCGTTAACTGTATACCAAATCTCTGGAAACTTTATTAATGGTGAAAAATTAGTCTTTGATAATACATCTGATAGTAGAGTAAGTATTGGATGGACTAATTATGGGTTAGGAGATGTAAGATCTGTCTATTCTTTGGTTAATCATGATAATGCGGGTGCAGGTTCCACATTCTCTGCTGATGTTATTCCTTCAGAATTTTTTGAAATTGGAGTTGCTAAGTTAACTCCCGCATCTGCTGGTCCTGGAAATATTTCAACAGTCACTAGTCCCAATCTAACCTTCCCTGGTATTGTAACGAGTGGTAATTATGTTAGGTATACACGTCCTGGTTATACTGACCCATCTTTTGCCAAGGTTGATATTGTAAACACTAATAATATTATAATAAGTGGAATTACTACTGTAAGCGGAATTTGTGATGGTGGTCTGAGTCTTTCCGCACTAGAAATTACAGATTTATCAGTTTTAACTACATATACGGAAAAAACTGAGAATAACGAAAGGATTTTTGCTCCTCTACCTAAGAAGAATGTTTCTTCAGTTGATCTTGATGGTGGTAGCGTTATTATTAGAAGAGAATTTGATGTAACAATCACCAATAATTCTTCTAATGTTCTCTCAGCAGAAGCTGGTTCTAATCAAGTATTCTTACCTTTTGATGAAGAAAGGTATGTATTGACAAGAGGAGATGGAAGTACAGAAAAACTTGCATCTGATCAATTTGATTTTACTAATGGAAGTACTAGTCTTCAAATCAATGGATTGGGAGCTAATGATTCTACTGGAGAAGCAAGATTAATTGCTACTTTAAGAAAGAATAAAGTAACTTCTAAATCTAAGAAGAAAAGTTCTATAAACGTTTATGTTGTTAATAAGTCAACATCAGAAGGATCTGGTACAAATGCTGGTACTCTTTCTACAACTAGAAATGATGGGTTAACATATGGAAATTATCCTTATGGTACTAGAGTACAAGATGAGAAGATTTCTCTTAATGTTCCTGATGTAATTAAAATTCATGGAATATATGAATCTTCGGATACTTCTGAACCTACCCTCCCCAATATAGTTCTTGGGTCATTAGATGGTCCCACGGGTAAAACTGATGATTTAATAATTGGAGAAGAATTTGTAGGGACATTAAGTGGTGCAAGAGGAACATATGCTGTTCAAGTTGATAGTAGTAAAATAAGCTTTATCTACTTGAATAAGAATACTTTCCAAAATGGAGAAATTATTAATTTCTTAGAATCCGGGGTTAATGCTATTGCTTCTACTCTAGATCAAGGTAGTAAGAATATAACTGATTATTATACTTTCTACAATGGTCAAACTTTAACTTATTATGACTATAGTTATATTTTAAGAAAGCAGGGGATTCTAGCACCTACTAAAAGTTTGAAAGTTGTTTATACGAAGGGTTATTATGAAGCCAATGATACGGGAGATATTACTACTGCCAATTCTTATGAAGGATTTGATTATGGAACGGAAATTCAGAAAATAGATATTTTCCGTAATACTGATATTATTGATGCACGTCCAAGAGTTGATGATTATACAGTAGCAGTAGATGCAGCATCTCCATTTGAATTTGGAGGTCGTTCTTTTACGGATGACTTACATAGTACAAAATATATCTTTGCGTCTGATGAATCTGAAACAATAGCATTTAATTACTACTTACCAAGGCTTGATAGGATTTATTTGACTAGTGATGGAGTATTCCAAGTTAAAATAGGAGAACCTGCAGATAATCCTAAGTTACCTCAACCAGTCAATGATGCTATAAATGTAGCGAATATAGCACTTCCTCCATATCTCTTTAATGTTAAGAATGCACAAATTACATATGTAGATCATAAGAGATATCAAATGAGTGATATCTTTAAATTGGAGAATAGGATTAAGAACCTTGAATATTATACTACTCTTTCTCTCCTAGAGAATAACACTGCTAACCTCTTTATTTCAGATTCACAAGGAAAAGATAGATTTAAATCTGGATTCTTAATTGATAATTTCTCTGCAGTGGGAGGTCAAGATCTTACTGTTGGTGTTAAGAATAGTGTTGATCTTAAAATGGGAAGATTGAGACCTTCACATTATACTACTTCTGTTAGTTTGGAGCTCGGTTCTGATGCAATCGCTGGATTAGGAACTACAACTTCTACTAATGCTGATCTCAATTTCTTAGAAAATATAACCGGTACGAATATTAAGAGAACCGGTCAGGTTGTAAGTTTGGATTATGAGGATGTAGAATGGTTAAATCAACCATTTGCTACACGTATTGAAAATGTAACTCCTTTCCTAGTTAAGAGTTATGACGGATCTATTGAACTTGATCCAAGTGTAGATGTATGGATTGATGTTAATAGGGTGGAAGTGAGAGACGTTCAGATGGAAGGTTCCTTTAGAGGAGTCGCTGAAGCACTACAAGCAGAAATTACTGATGCTGCTGATGGTAGTCGTCTGGGTGTAAGTCCTATTATCTGGGATGCTTGGCAAACCAATAATGTGACCCAAGATCTTGATATGGCTGTTAATGTAGATATGAGTACTGGCCGAAATGGTCCACAGGATTCTGTTACAACAGACGTTTCTGTTACTACAACACTCACAACTACTCTTGATCAAGATAGAACAGGTATTCAACATACTGTTAGAGAAGAAATTGATACTGAATCTTTAGGAGATAGGATTGTAAGTAGAAATATAGTCCAATTCATGAGGCAAAGGAACATTTCGTTCACTGCCAGAAGAATGAAGCCCAATACTCAAGTATATGGTTTCTATGATAACGTAGATATTAATGATTTCATCGTTCCTAAGTTATTGGAAATTGAAATGGTTAGTGGTGATTTTGCTTGGGGTGAGAATGTAATTGGAACTATGTCAGAATCTGAGACGATTGATGATATTTTTGCACCTTCTGTTCCATACATTTCATTTAGACTTGCTTTAAGCAATCATAAGTATGGTCCTTTCAATCAAAGAGATGATATCTATGTTCAGAATCCCTACAATAGAGATTTAGATGTTCCTTCTCAATACCTTGGTAATGTAACTCTTTTAAACGTTGATTTAGCTAGTTTAGCAGATGAAAGACAACCTGAATATTGGGGTTGGGTTCAGACAGGTATGATTCTTAGAGGTCAGCAGAGTGGTGCTGTTGCTAGATTAACCAATTTAAGGTTCATTACGGATAATGTAGGAACTGTACAGGGATCTTATATGGTTCCTGATGGCAATGTTCCAGGAAACCCCTTATTTGAAACTGGTAGAGGAATCTTTAGATTAAGTAATAGTTCTACTAATGATAAAACGGGTGGAGTTGTAATTACTTCTGCAGAAGAGATTTTCTATTCTCAAGGTGACCTTGATAATACTCAAGAAGTTACACTTTCTCTTAGGAATGCAAGAGTTACACATGAAGATTTTGATGAGAGCAGAACATTAGCAACTAGAGAAAGTATCACACAAACAGCAAGTGATAGTGTTATTGTTGGTCCACCACCACCACCTCCAAGGCAAGATCCTTTAGCACAATCATTCTTTGTTGATGATACTGAAGGTGTCTTTATTACGAAGGTTGATGTATGGTTTAAAACAAAGGATCCTACTTTACCAGTTTTCTGTCAATTAAGAGAAATTCAAACTGGTCTTCCTACCTTAAAGGTTCTACCTTTTGCAGATATTGAAATATCTTCTGCTAATGTTAACGTATCTGAGGATGCATCAGTAGCTACTACAATTACATTTGATTCTCCAGTTTATCTGAATGGTAAGAGAGAATATGCTTTAGTCTTCCTTTCTGATTCTACCGAGTATCGACTTTGGATTTCTCGTATGGGAGAAGCAGATGTAACATCTACTGCTCAGGAAGCAGGAACAATTTTAGTTACATCTCAACCAATTCTTGGATCTCTATTCAAATCGCAGAATGCTTCTACTTGGGATCCTAGTCAATATGAAGATATGAAGTTTAAGCTCTATAGAGCAGACTTTACACAAGAAGGATCTGTACAATTCTTTAATCCTACATTACCTACAGATATTGAAAAACTGAGAGCAAATCCATTTGACATTGATTCTAAG